CGCTCCCGTTAGTCTCCGCAAAATTGGAGGTTTGAGCATGGTCAAGGGCCGAAAACCACTTTCTAACGCTACCAAAGAGGCATCCGGGGCATTTATCAAAGATCCGCAGCGACGCAACGCAGATGAGCCAAAACCAAAGCTAGGCAGGCCGAAAATTCCGGCGGCGGTGGAGGACGACCCAACCGCGAAATCCCGTTGGCACTGGGTTTGCGATCAACTCGAATCGATGAACCTCCTAGCCGTGACAGATCAGGGTCTAATTGCCGGGTATTGCCTTGATTATTCGATGATGCTTGCCCTATGGGAAACCATCAAGGGCGGCAACGTCTCGGATATGGATGAAAAAGGGCGAACAAAACTCAAGCCCGAAGCAAATCAATTTCACACCTACAGCGATCGAATTCTAAAACGCGAAGCCGAGCTAGGCTTGACCCCTTCGAGCCGGTCGAGACTCAAGGCCCCGCAGACCGAAAAAGAGGACGAATTCGATATTTGGCTCAGGCGAAGGACCGAAAGGAAACCCGTTTGATTTGCAGCGGCGTAAGTCTCAAAGTCGAAGAGTATTGCAGATCCATTGAGGATGGCTCAATCGTGTCTTGCGATCGCATCAAAGATGCGGTTATGCGATATCGTTTGGACTTGGAGCGACAGTCTACGCCAGATTTCCCGTACTACTTTGACCATAACGAAGCAGAGGACGAGTGCGACTTTTTCCCGATGGCTATAAAACACACAGTCGGGGAGTGCGCTGGAAAACCGATGATTCTTGAGCCCTGGCAGGCTTTTGGCACATGGAACATAGCGGGGTGGAAGCGCGACGAGGACGGCTCCAGACGATTCCGCAAGGTCTACTGGTCGATGGCCCGGAAGAACGGCAAGACGACGTACATAGCGGGTAAGTGCCACTTTCACGCAATGGCCGATATTGACCCGGCTACAAACATGCCCGAGGCGGTGGGCCAAATCCTTCTGACGGCAACCAAGAAAGAGCAAGCGGATTTGGTGTACAGCGAATGCGAACGCATGGCTGGCAAATCGCCCAGAATGCAAAAGCTGACAAGCATAAAAAACGAGCGGATAGAGTATTTGCACAGCGGATCGTATATCCGCAAAGTCGGAAGCGACAAGCCTTTTGATGGTCTTAATCCGCACATCGTTGTAATGGATGAATTGCACGAATGGCGCGAACACCATCGGAAATTCTACGATACGATGGTGACGGGGTCCGGATCGAGAACGCAACCTTTGCATATAATCATCACAACGGCGGGCGATGACAAGCCGGGGTTATGGCTGGAGGAATACAACTACGCCGTCAACGTCGTTTCTGGAATTCATAAAGACGAAACCTTATTCGCTCTGATTTATGAGCTAGACAAAAACGACGACCCGGGAGATGAAGCTAACTGGATCAAATCAAATCCAAACCTAGGCGTATCGGTTAAGGCTCAGTACCTTCGGGAGCGGTGGAACGAATCTAAATCAACTGCCATAGGCGTTAATCGATTTACCCGTTTTCACGGTAATCGAATCGTATCCTCCACCGAAAAAGCCTTCGACCTTGAGGACTTTGAGCGATGCGTTAAGCCTTACTCGGATTGGTCGCAGGCTGACGGCTACGGGGCCGGTGTTGACCTTGGAGCACGTGACGACTTAGCGGCTTACGCTTTGTGCGCTCGATTCCCAATTGACGTTACAGACGACGGCAAGACGATCTACCGCTACGAAATTCGGACCAAGGCTTACATCGCGGCCAATTGCAATCGCGACTTGACGGCGATGCCATTTAGCCAATTCATCTTCGACGAGGAAATCATCAAGGCGACCTACCCAATCGAGGATCTTACCGAATCGCTATTGGCAGACCTTGAGGCCAACGACATTGGGACGGCGGCTTATGATCCCTACAACGGGCAGCAACTCGGAGAAAGGCTAGCTAAGGCGGGCGTCGTCGCGGCTAGAATGGCACAGAATCAAGCCAACTTTAATGAAGCTATTCGAGGCCTTATCGACTTGATGAAAAACGGGCGGCTTGTATTTGCCGACTCGAAGCTACTACGCTGGTGCGCTAGCAATGCTATAATTGCCAAGGATCGGCAAGACAGGTGGATGTTTGATAAGGCCAAATCGAAAGACAAGATCGACCCCATCGTTGCGGCGGTTATGGCTTATCGAATCGCAAGCCTCCAGCCTGAGCGATCAACCGGGAAACTTTACGTCATTTAGGAGCGAATGAATGGATATGCTTTCTCGATTGGTTCAATGGGCTGGTTTCGGCTGGGAAGTCAATCCGGCTAGGGTCGGCATCAGGGACGCTATGGGCATCCCTCCAGCGTTCTTTGCTCACAATAAGCTTACCGGGGACTTCGCTAGACTACCGATCGACGTAAAAAAGGTTGTCGGCAAAGGGGCCGAAAACGACCTCAAGCACGATGGCTACAGGCTACTGAGGAAGCAACCGAACAAGATCCAAAGCCCAACGGTATTTAAGCAGCAGCTATTGAGCCACGCAATCATGCGGGGCAATGGCAGGGCGGCTATTATTCGCAATGGCACTGGCGTTGAGGAATTGATTCCTATGATGCCCGAACGAACCTGGACGGTTATCCATGAGGGGCTAAAGTACCACGCCTACAAGCCCGAAGACCAAAGCAAAACCGAGCTATTTGACGCCAGGGACGCCGACGACAACGGCTACATCGTATTTCGAGACTCGGACGTTTTGCACATTAGCGGGTTTTCGTGGAACGGCGTCGACGGTCTAGGTTTGCTCGACCTTGCCAACGTCGTTTTCAGCACATCGAAAGAGGCGATAAAGTTCCAGAACCAGCAAATAGCCAAGGGTTTTCGAGGCAAGCTTTTCCTTGAAGCCCCGTCTGGAATGTATCGCAAAGACGAAGACGCCAAGAAGTTCATCGATGCGTTTAACGCAGCCGAGGCGGGGTCTGATAATGCGGGCAAGGCTGGCCTATTGCGCGAAGGCGTCAAAGCTAACGCCGTCTCGATGAACAATAACGATGCTCAATTTGTCGAGCTTCAAAAGTTTAATCGGGCAGATATCGGGATGCTTTTTGGCCTTGAGGGGATGCCTGGCGACGGCGAAACGGATTCCTACAATTCTAGGGAGCAAACGCAAATAGCTTACTTGCAATGCCTGGATCGGTGGCTAGTCCAGTTCGAGGAGCAATGCGACATGAAGCTCTTGACGCCAACGGAAATTCGGCTCAACAAAGCGTACTTCAAGTTCAATACCGGGGCTATTTTGCGAACCGCACTCAAGGAAACCATCGACGCGTTTTCAGTGGCGGTATCATCGCGGATTATGAACCCCAACGAATGCCGATCTAAGCTTGACCTAAACCCATACGAGGGCGGCGAGGAGTTCATCAACCCGAATATCCAGCGATCGGGTGACGAACCAGAACCCGAACCCGAAGACACGCCAGAGGACGACCAAGAGGACACGCAAGAGCAAGCCCGGAACGATCGAGCCGTCGAGCAAATGCTACGCGGGCTCATCAAGACGGAAGGCAACAACGCAATCAACGCATCCAAAAAGGCTCAATTTGTCGCTTGGATCGGCAAAAAGTACCCGCAATGGGAGGCGAAACTGGCCGACAAGATCGAAGCGATCGGGCTCGACCGTGACCTAGCAAGGCTTCACTGCCAGGAATCAACGCGAATCTTAGCGTCCTTGGCGGCTAAATACGGCGGTGAATCGCTGCAAAAAGCCGTCGAAACTGAGGTCAAGACGTGGGAAAACAGACTCTTTAGCTTGAAAGGCTCGCCAGAATGATTGAGATACACAACGAAACCAACGAAATCCACCTATCGGGCGTCGTCGGCGATGGATGGGCAGAGGATCCGATCACAAAAGACGGCGTATTAAAGGCCCTCAAGGCTTTCGGCTCGCAGGCGGTGACTATTCGGATCAACAGTCCAGGCGGCGCGGCCGATGAGGGGATTGCGATTCACAACCTCTTAAAAGACTACGCCGGAGAGGTCACAACCGTCAACGACAGCCTTGCAGCGTCGGCGGCTAGCGTGATATTCCTTGGCGGGTCCAAGCGGCTTATGGGCGATGGATCGCGGATTATGATTCATCGAGCAATGGGAGTGGCGTTCGGCAACGTGACCGAAATCAAAAAGACGCTAGCGGCACTCGAAAGCTACGATCAATCCCTGGTCGAAATCTACGCCGATTTTCTCGGTAAGGATCCGGTCGAAATCTTAGCCATGATGGATGCCGAAACATGGTACAACGTCGAAGAGGCTATCGCCTCTGGTCTTGCAACGGCTCGCTACGGCAAGGACAAAGACGACCGGAAGAAAAAGAAAATGGCTTCGCAGTTCGATCAAGCTAAAGCAAATTTACTTCAGGCAAAAATGGCTCAGTTCAGCAAAGGGCTAGGGAAATGATTTACACGGTAGAAAACAATCGAGAATGCCTCAAGCGGTTGAGTCTTGATGCTCGAAAGGTAAAGTCGCGCGTAAAAGTCCCTTTCGAGCTAACTCAAGACCCGACGAGCGCAATGGCCGATGAGATCCTCGGAGCGGCTCTTGCGGATGAGGTTTTCAAAACACTTGACAAGCCCGGGCCAGTAGCCTAGATTTATTGCGTCGGCCAGAAGTGCCAACAACTCTGCAACTTATTAGCGGCAGTGACTCACGGTAAAAACAGTTTGTTTCCCGTGGCAGTCATGCCGCTATCTTGGTTTAACGACTGCCACACAACCCACAAAGGGCAGTCCAAGTGAAGAGTGCAAATCAGCTACAAAAAGAAATCGAGGCTCTACAGGCCAAAGTCGGAGCGATTCAAGCAATCGCCAAAGAAGACAACCGGGAGCTTTCGGCCGAAGAGCAAACCGAGATTGATTCCATCGTCGGCGACGATAAGAACCCCGGCCAAATCACCAATCTTGCAACGCAACGCGAACGAGCGATTCGGATTGAATCCGCGGTCTCGAATTCCGTTCGACAGGCCCGAGAGACCCAAGCCGACTCCGAGCCAGCCAGCAAGCTGTTCAAGATTCCAGCACAGGCAAAGGCCCACAAGCCTCTTGTTGCGTTCAAGGGCGAAGATGCCGAATTGAACGCCTACCGATCGGGCAAGTACATCCTTGCGACGATCTACAAGGATCCCAAGGCCGAGCAATGGTGCAAGGATCATGGCGTTCAAGCCGTGATGAGCGGCTCCGACGACCTTCGAGGCGGTACGCTTGTACCACCGGAATTTGAAAACGCGGTTATCGCGTTGTTTGAATCCTACGGCGTGATTCCGCGATACTCCAGGCTCTACCCGATGGCCTCGGACACGCTGAGCGTACCTCGTCAACTGTCCGACGTTACGGCGTATGCCGTCGGAGAGTCCGACGAAATCACTGCAAGCGATGCGACGTTCAGCCCGGTCAACTTGGTTGCTCGCAAGTTCGGAACGCTTACCCGAGTACCAAGCGAATTGAACGATGACTCGGTTATTTCGATCGCTGACATGCTTGCTACGTCGATCGCTCGGGCTCAAGCACTCAAGGCCGATACCGCCGGATTCCTTGGCAATGGCGAAGCAACAAACCACGGCGTACAAGGGCTAGCCAATGTCCTCAACGCTGGATCCGTTGTGACGGCCAGCGTCGGCAATACGATGGCAACCCAGACCATTGCGGTATTCCAAGAGGCAGTCGGAAAGCTTCCTGATTTCCCTGGAATCAATCCGGTCTGGTTTTGCCACAAGGCGATTTGGTCCAACGTCCTTGGGCGATTGCAACTAGCCTCCGGCGGCAACAACAAAGACGACCTTGGCGATGGTCCGGTTGTTTCGTTCCTCGGCTATCCGGTTGTTTTTGTCAACGTCATGCCAAAGACGATTACCGGATCCTCTAAGTTTGCCCACTTCGGCGATTTGGGCATGTCGGCAACTCTCGGGATGCGTCGTCGCTTGTCGATTGCTGCGGATGCTTCGCGTTACTTCGAGCTTGACCAAATCGCATACCGATCGACCATGCGATGGGACTGGAACTGTCACGAACGCGGAACGGCTAGTGAAGCCGGGCCAATCCTTACCATCGTTGCAGCAGCCTAATTTACAACCAACAAAGAAAGCACAGGTGACATTTTGAACGACTTGCAACACTGCAAATTTGTCTCGGCGGTTAAGCCGACGGCGATCACGGATAACTCGACGGCTACGGCTGACGTTATTGATTGTCGAGGTTTCGACTTCGCAACGATCGTGGTCCAGCTAGGGGCTACTGACATCGCTCTGACGGCATTGAAGGTCCAAAACTCGGCAACGAGCGGCGGCAGCTATGCCGACATTACCGGGGCTACCTTCGCGGGCGGAACTGGCCTTGGCGGGGCTACGCTTGCCTTGCCAAGTGCGACCGACGACGGGCAGACTTGCGTTTTTCATATCGACCTTCGCGGGTTGGATCCGTTTCTGAAATTGGTTGCAACTTTTGGCGATGGATCGACGGGCGGTTTTTCCGCAGCGGTTGCGATCTTGAGCCGAGCAAAGTTCCCTCCGATCACATCGAGCGGAATGGCAGACGGCGACGTGTGCATCGTGGTCTAATGCGAGTTGAGCTACTTAAAATTTGGCAAGGTTTTCCAGTCGGCCATAGGCTGGAAGACCTGCAGGACGGCGTAGCGTTGATACTGATCGAAAGGGGCATCGCCAGTGCGATTGATACCGGAGCTAGTGACGGGGCCGACATCGGACCCAATCACACTAAGCGAAGCGAAAAAGCAGCTAGAAATCGGCATAAGTGACACCACTCACGATACGCACTTGGCAGGCTTGATTCAGGCAGCCAGGGAGCAGTGGGAACACGATACCGATTCGGCTACTTGTTTCGCTACGTACAGGATCCGGCTCGCACAATGGGCCGATGGGGTCGAGCTACCTAAAAGCCCGATTCACTCGATCACATCAATTCAATACTACGATGGGGCCAACACGCTCCAGACCTATCCGGCGAATCAGTACCAGCTACACGTTGACGCGGTAAGGCTTGCTTATTTGCAGGTCTTACCTGGGACAGTGGCAAGGTGGGACGCTTGGGCCATAACTTACAAGGTCGGCTATTCCGAAGACGGGTCGAAAGTGCCAGCGATCGCCAAGAATGCGATGCTGATGCTGGTAGCTCACTACTTTGAAAATCGCGATATGTTGATGGCCGAAGCGATGCAAACGATGAAGCCTTACGAGGCTTTGGTTCTTAGGTACATGAGGAGTAGCTACCCATGAGGCCAAAGAACCAGCGTACCGGGGCCTTGCGGCATCGATGCACAATCCAGCAGACGACAGAGACGCAAGACGCAAGCGGCCAGCCTGTCGTTTCTTGGTCCTCTTACGTTGTCGATGAGCCTTGCAAATTTGAGCCGACGGCCGGAATCGAATCGATGCGGGGCCGACAACTCGAGGCCGGCACAAGGGCAGTTTTTCGAGTCCGATACAGATCGGGGTATACGGTTCAAATGCGGGTTGTCTACCAGGGCGAAACCTACGGAATCACGGCGGTAAACATGGTCGACGGCTTGCGAAACTACATCGACATTATTTGCGCGGCGGTGTTGCCATGAGTACCAAAATCGAAATAAACGAGGATCTTATCAAGCAGATCGGCCAAATACCGTTGATGCTCAGGAACGCTCCATTCGGTCGATG